TTCAGAGTCTCAGAGGAGAGCTTCTGTGGACATAATAAAAAAACCCCGCCCAAAGGGGCGGGGTTCAAAAAACCCTAGGAAAACTAAGGGTTATCGAGTTACGATGAGGCGTGTAAGACCCCGTGGGTTATGACACCCTATGCCTATGTTCTCAAAAACGCTAAATCCAATCGTACGGGCTTTAGGATCATCTGCACTTAGAACAGTTAATTCTGTACGTACAGGGATCCTACCAAAGGTTTCTGGTTCACAACAAATGTAAACCGTACCGTTGGTAACAAGTCGGCTAGTGATAATCGAAGCGCCCCATAGAGTGGCCTGGAGACCAGTCTTGAGTAAGGCGGCCTGGCTCTCGATATCAAGAATATCACGACCGAATTTACGGATATCTGCGTAATCGCGCGAGTTCATGAAAACTCGGGCAACACGAAGATCATGTGCTTCAATCAGAGAAAACCCGTCAGCGAGAACGGCACCTGAAATTGGAGCAATGACTGGGATGTCAGGGTTAGTACCACCGGGGATACTATCAAAGCCGTTGACGGCCACGGCATCCATGACCGCAAAAACTCTCTCATCCTCAGCGGCCTGAATCTGAGCTTTAGCGAGATCCTGAGATCTCTCAATTAGGTCAAATCGACGGTCTTTAACCTGAGTGAGGGGGATCTCTGGGTTCGAAGCGAGTTCGAAAAGAGGGACGATAACACGACGAGGTTTGGTAATCGCGATAATGTTCTCGCCTTCCTCACCAACCACGTATGCTGTTACATCGGGGTCTTTATCGTAAATCGGAAGAGCACCATCAGGAAGCTGCTCGACTAGGAAAGTCTTACGGCCAACCGAGGTGTAATCACGGCGAGTACGAAGAGGCTGCGTCATAGACGCTGCTAACTTCTGACGACCGGCTGGGGTCTTAATGTACTCACCAATAAGCTGCTGTCGCTGTGAGGTATTGATGTTGGGATTCATTGCTAACTCCTTTAAATTCTTTGATCGTAAACGATCTCGTTTTGGGTGGAGTCAGCGGGCATCTTGAGGATACCGATGACAGTCCCTGAACCAGCCGCCGCGACGTGCTCTGATTCAGCAACAGTACCTGTATCGTCGATATCTGCCCAAGCACCTGCGAAGAAGCCATCGCGAGGCATGAGGTATGCGTTGCGTGAGGCGACTAAGCGAGCACCTGTGACGTAAGTGATGGCAGCACCCTGAGCCTGTCCACCAGCGCCAGCCAGTAGGGCAGTTTCGTAGAGGAAATTGCCAAAAGTCCCGAGACCCGAGACGTATGGTCCACGACCTGAGGCCTGACCAGGGAGGTTTTCGAATGCATTGCCATTAGCGTTATTGATAAACACGCCAAGGGGCTTGATCACATAATCATGATCAGGAACTGTGGGTGTTTCAATATTTCCACCAATGCGGTTGCTGCCGACATCGGGACGAGTGAATGCAACCGAACCGGATAGAACACCGAGAACAGTCGTATCAACTTTTGAAGAAATTGTTGAAGCTGGTGCGGTAACGATGGGTGGGTTGGTCTGGGTGAAAGCGTCAGGTGTAAGAACACCCACGGAATTACGGAAACATACATGCAGAATCCGTAAAGCCGAGCTGCTTTCAGTCCAACCACCACTAGCCTGTCCAAGTGCCATAATTCACACTCCATGTTTACAGGAAGTTGGGTTGACCGAGCAAACTCACAATTGAGTTTAGTCTAGGGGTTAATCCCTAGTGCTCTTCAATTTATAAGTTAGAGATATTATGAGATAATTGAAAAAAAAGAAAAACCCGACCATTTTATTGGCCGGGTTTTTATTTTTATCCATTAGGGAACCCACTAATTAGGTGAGTTCTAAGGAATCACGAAAAATGATCACTCACATCTGGTGCGGATTCCCAAAGAGCGGAGAGATCATTAATTTCATTTCTTGACGAAATCTTCTGAACGGATCCTAATTTCTTAAGTCCCTTAGAAGGTTTTCGTGGTTGTGGTCGGACTGCCGAAGCTTTCTTGGGTGTAGGCTCAGGAACCTCTTCCGAAGGGACTTCCGAAGAAGTTTCCTCTTCGTCCTCTTCTTCAGCAGACTCCTTGAAGAGGGAAGCTAAGAGTTTTCGTTCTGAGGCTTTTCTGATAACGGGTTCGTCCATGAGTCCCATGGAATCTTCTCGGAAACTGATGGAGGCCTCTTTATCTCCTGCATCCTCATCTGATGTTTCGCATTCTTCACCCTCTGCGCACTCCTCTTTATCCTCTTCCTCATCCTCCCCCTCACCCGCATCTTTAAGGAGAGCAACAAGCATCTTCTCAGCGGCCTTATCTGTATCCTCTTCTTCCTCTACCACCTCTTCGGTCTCTTCAGCCTCATCCTCTTCGGCTAACTTAGCTAACATGGCCATGAGGGTGCGAGCAGCCTTTTTGATAGATGCATTTTTCTTGCAACCAGCTTTCTTATCCTCGCCTTCCTCTTTCTCTTTCTTCGCATCTATCTTTTCTTGAATGAAAGCAGGCATCTTCTTCTCTTCTGCTTTCTTTTCAACTTCCTCAACTTCCTCAACTTTCTCTTCCTCTTCTGCGGCTTTTTTTACGATAGTCTTGAGGATTTTTGAGGCTTTCTTATCTGTGCTCTCTTCTGCGGGTGGGGTGAGGGAATCTTCATCAATTTCCTCAGGAGCACCTTCGTCCGTATCCTCAGCTGCTGAAGTTAGCATAGCCTGGAGGATTCGTTCAGCAGTCTTATCTGCTTCATCAGGCTCGGGATCTTCTTCCTCAGTATCTGATTCAGCGGCTTCTTCTGCAGCGGCTTCTTTAAGCATCTGCCGAAGCATAGCAGCTTCTTTCTTCCCTAGGCCTGCGGACTTCTCAGTCAACATGTCCTTGAGGACATTGTCTGCATCATTGTCTGCACTAGCCAAAGTCTCATCCATATCATCCGTTTCTGGATAAGAGGAGACGTCATTATATGCAGAATCAACATCTGCATCTGGCCAATCCATCATGGCATAGGCTTCATTCTCAATTGAGGAAACAGGAGCTTCTGGTCCTAGAATAGCTTCAGCAATTCGGATACATTTGGAAGCTTTCTTAACCATGGCCTGCTGTAAAGCAGCCTGTTTAAGGGCAGCCTTCTTTAATGCAGCGGCTGATTTAGGCATCTGCTGAGCGCCTGCTGGAGTAGCAGGATGCCCACCAACCTCACCTGGGGTGCGGGGGTGGTCGATCATCGTATAAGGAGCTTTATGCACAGCATTCAGCTCTTTAGCATCTGCATCATTCTTTGTCTCGTACTGCTTCATCGGAGCTTCGTTACCCGGGCCGTTCGCATTGGTGTGAGCTGGGTGTGAAGGGGCTTCCGAGGGGAGAGCTGAAGATGCATCTTTGCGCCATGTGAGTCTGTTACGAGCCATAACTGTACGTCTCCTTTGTTAACGTAAGAGTTTGCCAATCCTAACAAGAGTTTTGGCCTCTCCTATAGTTGGTTTCCGGCCAAGCACTTTGTTACAAGTTTCGAGAAAACTTCGGATGTCTTTATAATTGGAAGTTGATCCAATCTTAATTGAGGCCCTGTAGATTTCAGGCTCAATCTTAACACCGAAGTTATCGTTAAACGATTTGAGGTTCTTTAATAATTCAACATTTGAACTTGCTACTTTAGCAATCTTTGTCACTTGTTTTTTATAGAATTTATCAAGAGCTTGAGAAGCTGTTTTCAAAGATGATTCTTTTAGAATATTAGAGTTAGACTCCATAGAATTTTTGGGAGTTCCTGCTTCTTGAGGCCCTTGAAGTTGATCTTGTATTTTCTTCTTAGCTTTTGAGATAACAAGACCTACTACATCATCTGTAAGTTTATCTACATCTCCAGAACCTGATTCAGATTCTGCTCCAGGTTCAGGTGGAGCCCCGGGTTCAGGTGGCATTTCCGGAGGTGCCTCACCTTCTTCTGGGGGTGCTCCCTCTTCTTCTGGAGGTGCTTCTTCTTCTGGAGGTGCTTCTTCTTCGGGTGGAGCTTCTTCTTCTTCTGGAGGGGGTGCCTCATCTTGAGCTTTTTTTAGAATAAGCGAGGCAGCTTTGAGGATATTAGTTGTATCCTCTTTCATCCATTCTTTAGGAGGGGATGTGAGGATAAGAGCAGCTTGTTTAGAAATCTCAGGAGGAAGGTCATTGATATCAATAATATTTCTAAGCACTGCACCTGTAAAAGCCGGAACTTTAACCCAAGAGGCATCAATAAATTGAACTCCCGCCGTTGGGTTTTCGGATTCATGCCCACAAAGTTCTGCTATCCTTCTTTTATTTCCAGCTTCATCATAGAAATAATTTCCTTTTTGATATTTGATATGTCCACATAAGGAAGGTTCATCATATGCAACATGACCACAACGAGTACAAAGAGTAAAATCGACTGAACAATTATGTACAGAAACACCATTAGCAATATAACTATGGTCCTCATCTACTTCTAAATCAAAAACCCAACCTTCATATGTT